GACGGAGCCAAGGGCGGGGGTTTTCATTTGGCACAGCGGGCGCAGCCCGTAGGCCACGCCCGCTCGCAGTGCCGTAGGCGCGAACGCCACAGGGCTGGTCAGTGGAGCTTGTGCCCGAACTTCTTGTGCAGCCAAGCGCCGGCAAGGATGCCGATCACGGCCACGAGAGCGATGAACCAGGTCGTACCCAAAAAGTCGGCGAGAATCATGTCTGTTTCTTTCTGCGCCCCTTGGCGCGTTTGAACGCCGCGTCAAACTCCGGGTCCGCCCGGAGCAGCGTGACGAGTTCCCTGTCCCCCTCGGGACGGGATTTATCAAGTGTATCGACTGCAAGCTCGGCGGCAGCCACCTTTCGGCGAGGCAACCACCCTATGGCGATGCGAACAAACGTCCCAATTCCAGAGTTCCAGGCGAGGAACGCGATGCCAGCGACCGCCACCGCGATGCCCCACCACTGGAGAGTGGATAGCCACGCCGGCGTGACCGCCTGCACAGACGGAATTTCGCCGTGGATGGCCGCGGCGGCAGCGTCGATACGCGTTGCGCCATGCACCACCACCTGGTCGCCCGTGGCGTTCCCGTGGTCAATGAGCGCGCCAGCCTCGTTGCGGATCGCCGTCGCGTTCGCCGAGATCCGTGCGACCGGGTTGCACCCGGCTAGGAACAAGACGAGGACAATCGCCCTCACGCGAACACCCGGTACGGGATGCCAGGCTCGGGCGTGAACGTCGGCAGCGCCTCGATCTGCTCGGGCGTGAGCTCGAACGTCACGCGGATGTTGGTATGGAAGCGCGGGTCGCCTGCCTTGATCTGTTGCCCCTCGATGTCGTAGGACGGCGGGATGGCCCCGATGCGGTCCACATAGCAGCCGGGGACGGGCATGAGGATCATTTCGTCTTCGCCCTGATCGACCTCGACCAGCAGTCCTGCGGCTTCCAGCGCATCGTCCATCTGCGCCTCGGTGTCGGTGCGGAGCATGTAGTCGGTCATGTGGTAAGGCTCTGGAGGGTGGCGTTAGGAAGATTGGTAGGCCAATATTTGAATGAGCGCATCCACATCGACCCCAGATCAGTAGCCGCGACATCGCTGTTTATGTTGACGCTCCATCGCGCCGCAGTTGCAAGCGTGAATGCGGATGCTGTAGTCGTTTGCGGGGATGCTCCACCAATGACGTACACGACCGATGATGCGGCCGTATCTAGCGAGGTGGCAAACTTCACCAACCCGCCGTTTCCGCTGTTGTATTGATAGTTCGACGTGGTGATGGCTGTCGAACCGCCGCTGTTGAACACGTTCCCGAGCACTCGCGTTCCAGCACTTGCGTCACGATTGTGTCGCAGCCACCACCAGCATCGACCGCCACCGCTCGTATCGAACGATCCATACGGAATGAAGGTGCCCGTTGCTTTCTCTCGCACTTCAACGTGAGCAAACGCAGTTCCGCTTGTCTGGCTAAACGCAATGGATGACAAGTTTGTGAGCGTGAGTTCGTCACGATTCCTCGTCGCCTGACTCGCGCCCGTGGGGATGTACGAGGATGCGCCGGAGCCTGCTTCGACCTGTGCGCCCCAAATCAACAAATCAACCGTGCCGGAATCGCTTGAGCACGGATAGACGTAGATTGCTGTGCATCCTGCGGGCGTCGTAAACTGCACGGATACGCGAACCCACGTGCTGGATGTGTTGTTTGCGCCACCAATCTGCGAGACATAGTTGTTCACGGATTGCGTGTAGTCAACGATGGAAGAACCAGCGGTGACGTTCCAAACACGGAATCTTGCCTGCGATCCGCCGTTATTTCGCGCCCAAAACGAGAACGTGTACGCAGTTGATGCCGTCACCGTAATCGTTGATGAACGGAGCGACCCGCTTCCGGACGCCATACTGATCCTTCGTGCGTTACCAGTTGTTCCGTCCGGCAGAGTTGTTGACAACGTTCCCGCTGTGTAGCCGCTTGCAATCCATTGCGTGCCATCACTCACCGTAGTGTTGAAATCATCACTACGAACGGCAAGGTTTGTCGCGCTTCCCTCAATCAGCAGTCCGCGAGGCGTGGGCGGCGTAGTGGTGGGGTTGTAGTCGAAGCGAGCAGAGTTGAAACGCGCCACACTTGTGCTTGTGTTCTCGTAGTACGAGCGAAGCGGAACTTGCCCCTGTTGAAATTGTGGGTAACGCAACGTCACGCTTCCGGTGACATTGGTGCCGGCCGATCCTAGGCCAAGACGAAGAATTGTGTTGTCGCTGTTCGCCGTGAAGATGAGCGTGATGACCCCGGTAGTGACTGGGGTTGAACTGCCGCTTGCTTGCAGTACCCCATCTTTGTACCACGCAATAGTGGTCGAAGATCCAGCAAGAATGATGTCTCCGTACAAGATCGTGCCACTCACGGCGGTCACTTCAACGGACACGGAATACGTCAAGCCCGTTCGAGATGCTGGCTGCTGATACCACCAATACTGCTGAGCTGCACAAGTCAGCGTGCGCGTTTCGTTAGAGCGGCTTACCGAACCAGTACCAGCTCCAAAAGTCCATCCGGCTGGCAGGTTGTTTGCATCCGTCCACGCGCTGTTGACAAACATATTCGCAGCGGCAAATTGAACGTACCCCTGCGAGTTGATGAAGGTGGCGTTGGTGCTGCGCTCTAACGTCAGGCGCGAGTCAAGGACACCCGTGGTGAAGTCAAGCGACAGCGTGGAACCGTCGCCAAGGTTGTTCAACATGAACAACCGCTCGGTCTGCGAACGGGCGTTCGGACGGTGGAACCGACCCAGGAGGCTTCGCATCGCTGGCTCCGATCAGATGAAGGCGTAGAAGCAACCCATCGTGCCGGTCGATGACTCAACCTGGATCGTGATGTACTGCATGCCGATGGTGTCGATGACCACGCCGGCGGGCGGGGTGCCGGCAGCAGCTGCCGTGCCAGGGCTGTAGATATTCACGGTCGGGACGCCAGCGCCAACTGTGACGGCATGGAAGAAGTACTGCGTCGTGCTGTTCACCGACAGGCTAGGAATGCTGCCCGCCGTGGCGTTGTACGAGCAGGCGCAGTCAGCGAGCAGCGTCGGGATGTACACCGGGGTGCCGCTCGTCTGCGTGTACGTGGACCAGCCGATCACGCGGAAACCGGGAGTCGTTGCGTTGTTCGCGCTGTGGAACGGAATCAGGCGCAGCAGGCTCGGCTTGTCGCCAAGGTTCGTCGGAACCAGGAAAGTCTGTCCGGTCGTGGACGGGATCGTGGCAGTCGGGACGGAGGTGTCGTAGGTACCGCTGCTAGCGGTGACGAGGCCAGTCGTCAGGTAGTTCGGCTTGTCAGTAGCAACAACGATGTCGGTAGGCATGTGGTTCCTTAGGTGAATGCGCGGATGAGGTAGTTGGATACAAGGCTCATGCTCGCGCCGATGGCGGCTGCGGTTCCAAGCATGTAGCCACGTGAATGCTCGAGCGAGCGGATGCGCGAGTCATGCTCCTTGAGCTGATCCTGCTGGTGGCTCTGCATGGCAAGCAGGGAATCGACCTTGCCTTCCAGGCGGCCGATGGCGAGGAACAGTTCTTCGTTGTGGGTGGAGGTCATGCGTATCTCCATGAATCAAATAGATACGTTTCACCAGCAGTAAATGTCGCTGCCGTTGACGCGCTTGTGTTGTACAGCGTCACATACACCAATCCAGCACCGCCATTTATGACTGGCCCTGCTACAACACTTGCTGGCCACGAAAGTGGTGCAGTAAATGTGACAATGTCGCGGTCAGCCAAACCGCCGCCAAGTGACGAAACTGTGAACGATTCTTGCCTTGACGTTGAAGCCGGAAGTGAACTGATTGATTTCACGACCTTGGAAACCACGTGCCGCTGTGCAGTTGTTCCAGAGTTCAACTGGAACCCTTCTGAATACAGCACGGTTGCTCCACTTGATCCAGCGTCAGAAATGTTGGTTGCAAGCGACGAAAAGAAAGGCGAAATGATTTGGGTCTGTTGCGCTGCCGCATTGATCGAAATACCAACGGCTCCACCAACAGTCGATTCAAGCCTGCTTCCAATAAACCGAATTGATTGCGCGGTTGATCCAGTTATTTGATGTCCCGTGGAAAACTGTTCAACAGCACATGCAAGGTAGGTATTTGAAGTGTTGTCCTGGTCCTTGGTTCCAGTGACGGCGTCAATTCTCAAAGCCGTAAAACGATTTTCGTTTCCAAGCGTTGAGTTGTCTACGCCTGTTGTGCACGATGTGATTGTGCAAGTGAAATAATCGTTGTAGAAGGACGCATATCCGTTGCCATGCCGAATGCCGGTTTCAACGTAATTGATCCACACGTCAGTCCAACTTGCGTAAGTCACGTTCTGCATGTCAAGGCCAACACTGCCAGCAACTATGCCGGAGGTGTTACCCTCAATCTTGAAGTTTCCGCCACCAACGTGGTAGATGCGCGCTCCAGTTGGAGTCACGGAACGAATTACGGAAGATGCCGTCGTGTTCTTGATGACAGATGTGACTCCCGCGCCAAACAGGATGTTGTTTGCGTTTAGCGTGATTGGTGCGGTCGTTCGGTAGGTTCCAACTGGCAAGTACACCGATGCATGTGCTGCCAATGCCGCATTGATTGCAACCGTGTCATCCGTCGTTCCATCACCTACCGCGCCGAAATCCTTGACGCTGACCGTGTCTCCAAACTTGCTCGCCGCGCTGCGGGCAACCGCGCCCGTTCCGGTCGGGGTGTAGGTGACGAGGTCCGCGCTGGTGCTGCCGATGTTGCTCGTCAGGAAGTTCACGAACTCAATATTGTCGGTGCCGGCGACCGGGGCTGAGCTGAAGGTAAGCGTCGTGCCGCCGATGGTGTAGGTGCTGCGCTGCTGGTACACGCCGCCGATGTAGACCTGGGCGCTGTTGCCGAGCGCACCCGGATCGCTCGCCAGCGTGAACACCGTCTGCGACCCCGTGCCGCTGAACACCTGACGAGTGATCGTCGTGGGTGCGCCAGTCGATCCGGACACCACGGCCGTGGGGACACCGTTAGCGTCGAACGCCAAGAACGCATTCGCCCGCTGCGCGGCGGTCGGCAACTCCATGTTCAGGTTGCCGTCAGACAACGGGATTCTAATTGCCCGATCTCCAATGTCACTGATCTGCTGGATCTGGATCGTGGCCCGGTCCAGCGAGTCCGTGATGACCTCGGGGTAGAACCCGCCCTGGTTCGTCAGATCGGTTGGCTGAAGGTTGGCGATGTCCGACGTGATCGTGACCGTGCTCGTCGCCGAGGCAGCCACCGTCAGGTTCACCGTGCCGCCAGGGTTCGTGTTCTGGTTGCCGTTCAACGCGACCGTATAGTCGCTGCCGAGGACGAGGGACGTTTCAACACCCGTTGAAGTGTTCAGGCGCACGACATTGAGGTCGGCGGCTGCAAACACTTTGAAAGTGTAGGGGAGTGCCGTGCCGCTCAAGAACGGGCCGGCGATGCGTGTAGTGCTGCTAATCGTCATCTCTGGTGTTCCTCGGCGTATCGGAGGCTACGGATCATGGGTACGGTTACGGGTACGGTAATCAACGCTGCACGCCAGTCAGTGGCGCAAGCACGGCGGTAGGTCCAGTGACTTCCCCCTCCACCAACGCCTCGATGCCGTCGATGGTGCGGTTGACCTGGGCGCTCGGCAAGCCCGTGAACGCGCCGAGCGTGTTGATGGCCGCCCTACGGAAGGCGCGGTCGAACTCGAGCTGGCCCGCCTGCGTGGCAAGCCCGTAGACCTCGCCGACGGCCCGCAGGCCGGCAGGGCCACCGTAGCCCATGCGAGCGCCCTCGGCGCCCGTTACAAGCTGCGCGGCCCCACCAAACTCACGGACGATGACCATCGTGCCCATGAGGTAGGACAGTTCTTCGGCGGCAAGCTTGCGGGCAAGCGCCTCGGGATCAAGTTCGTCCTCGCCGGCGTCGGGCTGGATTGCGCTCTTGATGGCGTAGCCGAGCACGACCGGGACCACCAGCAGCATGGCGTAGTCGGCGGCCAACTTGCCCTTGCTGCGGGCCGTCATCGTTTGCACGGCGGTCATGTTGTAGACGGTATTCATGTACGAATAGAACACCGTGAACAGCTTCATGGCCGGGCCGCCGCGCTCCACGGCTGCCAAGTCCGAGACAAGGCCGCTGCCCTGCGAGTCGCGCACCGCCTGGTCGGCGAGCGCCACAGCCCTGGCGTCGTCCTTCCCGGCGTCGAGCGCCTTCTGGTACGCGCCGAGCCAGGTCGGGATATCCACCGACCGCTGCATATTCATCATCAGGAAGTAGGTGCCGGCCGTCACCCGACGTGCCACCTCTGTCTGTCCGCGTACACGGTTCTTGATCTCGTTGATCTCGCGGAACTGCGTGCGACCGCGCTCGGCCATGAACGAACTCTTCTCGGCGACCATCTTGGACGACTCAAACGGACTCGTCGAGAACTGCACGATGCCCTGCCCAACGTACTTGGCACCGATGCGGACGATGCTCTGGTTGAAGCCAGTGACCTGCATGGCAGCACTCACCACGTTGAACCCGAGGCCCGACGCGCTGATGCCCTGCCGGAGCCAGGACAGGACCGACTCGCCGGCGACCTGCTGGCCACGCGCCCCGGTCGCGTTGTCCTTCGACCAGTCGCGGAGCTGCTTCAGGAACTCCGGCCCACGCGTCTCGCGGACGGCGTTGGCGAACTGCGTGTCCCTCAGCAGACGGTTCGTGGAGATAAGCCATTCGTGCCACGACAGATCGTGGATCACGTCGTTCACCCCGCTGAACGCGGCGTCGAGCGTGTACAGGAGCGGCCTGTCACGGACCTCCTTCGCACGGGCCTTGACGAATGACCGCCGCGTCGTGGCCGCCGTGTACGCGCCCTGAAGGTCGCGCTTGGCATCCTCGGCAGCGTCCACGGTCGCCACGCGGTCGGATGCCACCGGGTCGTACTTGACCGGGTAGTAGCCGCCCTGGAGGGCGACTTCCTTGCCGTCCGACGTGCGGACGGTGAACGGCACGGGCGTCACCCAGGTCGGCTCCTTGCCATACAGCCGGCGCTCCTTGGCGGCGATCTCCGGGCGGTATCCGTCGATAAAGTCCCACACCTGCTGCACGGCCATCCATTCAGCCTCGGTCAGGCTCTCGAGGACGGGCTGCAGCTTCTCCATCGTCCAGCCTTCGCCGTCAAGGAGACGCTGGCGGTTGCCGTCGTTGCCGAGATTCAGGGCAATGGAAATCCGCGCCTCGCGGTTCAGGCTGCGACCGATGGACGGGAAGAACATCCCCTTACCACCCATGTTGCCGAGCGCGAACACGGGCTTCAGGATCTCTGCGAGCTTCAAGGACGCCTCGGCCCGCATGCGGGTCTCCATGTCGGAGGCGTCGTTCGCCGTGCGGATGATGGTGTTCCAGAGCGGTCCGTCCTCCTTGCCGCCGTCGAGGATGCGGGCGATGGACGCCGCCTTCAGGTGCTGAGCAGCAAACCCGCGCAGGAACGCCGCCGTGCGGCCGATCCCGGTCAGGGGCGTGCGAGGGTCGATCTGGAGTTCGCGCACCTTGCCGACCGCACGGATGCGGGTGACGATCTCGTCGCGCACTTCCTCGAACGCAGCACGCTCCTCGGCCAGACGCATCTTCTGCTCGTTCTTACCGATATGCTCGATCTGACGGACGGCGTCCACCAGGTCGCGGAACTCGCTGACCTTCAGTTCCTTGTAGTTGACGCGGCGTGCCTCGTCGGTGATCTCTTCGGCGATGTCCGGCACCACGCCAGCAGCCTCGAGGTCGGCGAGGTACTTCGCCATCGTGCGGCGCTCGTCGAGACGCTTCAGGCTGACCTGGGCCACCTCGAACCGCTCGAGCAGGCCGGCAATCTGGTCAGCCGCGGCAGCGCCCATGCGCTTGACGTTGCTGTCTCGCAGCACGCCGCGCAGGTACTTGACCTGCTTGTCCACGTACTCCTTGACCCGCAGCGCCTCGGCGGCGAGCTGGTTCTGATAGAGCTGTGCACGCTGGGCGCGGATCAGCGCCTGTTGTGGCGTGGTCGGCCCAAACCGCTCACGGAATTCCTGCGACCGGGCCTCCGTCTGCGCCGCAACCAACGCCTCCTGTGCTGCCGTGGCGGCGGTATTGGCGTCCTCCTCATTGCTTCCGGCGGCCAGCGCCGCAAGACGGACGCGGTCGTATTCGGCACGACCGCTGATACGCGGTTGCGCCTCGTACTTGACGAGGTACTCGGAGTCCCTGGCCGCCCGCGCCTCGGCAGCCACAAAGTCGTTTGGGCGAACGTCGCGGACGGTCATGCTTGAAATCAGATCGGCTGCGACCTGCTTTGCCGCATCAAGCATCACGCGCACAGGCGTCTGAGCCTTGGACACGAACCGCAACTGTACGGCCACCATTCGAGCGCGAGCCTCGTTGTGAAGCGCCTTCTGCACCTCGGCCTCAAGCGCCGCAGGGGTGTTCATTTCACCGAACCGCCGCAGCATCTCGGCGTCCGTGCGCTCGGCAACTGCTTCCTTCATGGGCTTGGCGGCGAGCAAGGCGCGGACCATCTCGTCGCCGCTGCCGTAGCCGAATGTCTCGGCCACCACATCCGGGTCCAACCCGTCGCGGCCGAGCATCCCGTACTTGCCAGTCCCGAGCGGGGTGATGTCCGGGCGCACGTTCGCCGGCACGGCCATCCCCGTGGCGCGGATCGGCTCGACGCTTTCGGCCGACGGCATGCCGGCGTACATGGCGCGGACTTTCTCGATATCCAGGCGGTGCGTGCCTTCAACCTCTACCTCGGCCCCGTCCGTGTCCACGAACCGACCGTAGCGCAGGTAGGTCATGGCACGGTACACGGGTTCCACCTTGACGGCAGCAGCCACCTCGGCGGTGACTTCCTTGCGCTTGGCTTCGTGCTTCTTCTGAAGGTCGCGCAGGATGCGGGCGCGTGCGTTCCCGAGCCATTGAAGCTGCCGCATGCTGGCGGTGTTCAGGTCGGTGACGGCAGCGTCCGTAGCCTCCTGCTGCATGGCCTGATACGCGGCCCACTCGGCGTCTCCCATGCCGCTCTCGGCCTGGGTCTGGAACAGACCCTTCATGCCACTGATGGCTTCCTGCCGCTTGATCTGCTCCTCTGACGCGAGCATGCGGTCGAACACGGAGCGGACTTCGGGCGTCAGGATCGGGAGATCGGTGCCAAACTCGCGGCGGTAGATGGCGTTCAGGTCGTCACGAATCGACTTGTACACGCGACGCATCCACGCGGCGAGACGGTCGAACACGCCGCGCAGCTCCACGCTTGGAGCCTTGCCTTCGTACAGGTAAATCTCGAAGTTGTAGGTGGCCTTCTCCTCCAGCGGCCTGCGCTGTTCAATCGTCATCCTCTCGTAGTTGTCAAGGCGCTCCTGGAACGTGGACCCTTCCACGCCCATGAACACGAACAACGTATCAAGGTCATCCATCACACGCGCAGGCGGCGTGGCGCTTCGCGCCATGCGGAGGTATTCGGCGACGCGGAGGTGAATCAGTTCGTGCGCGAGCGTCGATACGTCGCCACCCTCGCCGATGAGAATGTTCAGAGTTCGCGGGTCGAATCCGCCGCGGGCCGGACCGGGCGCAGGCATAGCCTGAAACAGCGGCAGGCCAGACTCAAGCTTCTTGAGCATTTCAGGCGTGATGTCAAACGCCAGCTGCTCTGTTACTCCAGATGGTTCAAACGACGTTGTTTCCTTGATCGTTCCGCCGTATTGATTTGCAAGCCGAACAAACGCGCTATAAGCGGGTTCGCCAACGTCGTTGAAATCAACCTCAGAACCACTTGGGTTGTCGTAATTTTCGCCTTCAAATCCTTCGCCGCTCAAATCGACCATGAAGTCTTCCGCAACTTCAGTGCTTTCAAAGCGGATTGTTCCACTTCGCTTGGGCGTCTGGCCACCACCAATTTGGGCAACCTTGAGCTTTTCTCCACCGTACTTCTTCAACAGCTTGCCCATCGCCACCGGGACAATCTTGTCGTAGAAGTTCTGCATGCCCTCGCCGCCGACCTTGAGATCAAGGCCGGATAGTTCACGTTGACGTACGCCAATTCCAGCATAATTACCTGGCTGTGGTCGTGCATCCAAAAGCCGCTGGGCAACTTCCTTGCCAACAATATTTTCCAGTTCGGATGGCGTTTCTACAGGCTTGTTTACAACGGGTTCTCCATTTTTGTTGTAAGCAATAATGCGGCCAGCCGTTGGCGGACCATCCAACTTTACCCTTACGCCTCCGCTGTAGTTGTCTTGATATACAACGCGGCTGACCTGCCTGCTCAAGTCATACCGCTCCGCGCTCTGCTGCCCGGTCACGAACGCAACGCGGTCGTAACCGCCACGAACTGCCTCAAGCATGATCTGCTTTAGACCCAGGTTTAGCCAGCCGTCTGTGGTTTCCACATACGGTGCGCGTGAAATGTTGTATTCATCTTTCGTCAGTCTTTCCTGAACACGGGCAATCTGCTTCTTACGTGCATCGGTCGGGGTTGCTTCCTGTTGCTGCAACAGATCGGCCAGTTCTGATTCATCGGCAGCACGCTGATTGACGAATCCACGCTTGACGCCAGCCTGTCCCCAGTCGCTCTGTACTTCTTCCACGAACAGCACGCGCTTGCCGTCGGCATCGACGCGGTCGTTCATGCGGAGGTGAACCAAGACATTCGGTTGATTCCAATGACTTGATTGAAAAACTGATGTTATTTGTCCTGATTTCAAATACGAAATTGCATTTCTCGTTGCAATTTCTTTTGTCGCTCCATACAAAACATCGCCCATGACAATGTTGCCTGAATTGTCGGCAATTTTCCATACGCCTTCTTGCTGCACAACGGAATATCCAACTGGCAAACGATCTTCTGCTGGCAGCGTCAGCAGCACCTCGCGGTAGTTGGTGCCACCAGGGAGCGTGTAACGCTGGTACTTCGGAGCAGCTGCGCGCTCTGCTTCATCAAGTCGCGCAGCCAACACGGATGCATTGCGGCGCGCTTCTGAAAGCCGAGCATCGGCTGCGTTCCACGCCTCCTCATCGGTTCCTTGCTGTGCAACACGTTCTGCTTCCAAGGCATCGTCGTATTCCATTTCCGCACGCGCATGCTCGTTGCGGAGATCTTCAAGCGCGACGCCTCCGATCTGCACGCGCTCCACGCGCACGCCGTTGCCGCGCAGGAACTCAAGCACCATTTCCTTTGGCAGTTTGCCTTCAGGAATGCCAAACATTGTGCCGGTGTGCATCTTGAGGTAGTCAAGCAAACCCGACCATTCAAGCTCGTCGGCCTTGATTGCACCCTTGTTGACTAGGCTTTTGAGGCGTTCGTTCCAACTAGCGGCAGACAGCGTCTTGGAATCAATTGCCGCTATTTCGCGCTCTAGAGCGGAGTAGAAGGCAGGGCTGGCAGCAGCCTGCTCAAACAGTTTCGGGCTGGTGATGTCGAAGCGGCGCGACAGCGGGACGATGTTGCCCTGCTCGTCGCTGGTAACGGCTTCTTGTCCGGGTTGACCAGACGCCTCGTCCACCATGCGCTGCGCGGTCGCCATGTCGCCGCGCTCGACCGCCGCGAGGTAGTCGGCGTCCATGCGGGAGATAGCCGCCTGCTCAAGCGTCCCCCCCGCCTGTTGCGCTGCTGACGTTTCCCCTGGCGCAAATTTTGCCTCCAGCTTCGCACGCATTTCGGCCTTACGCTGGGCCTGCGCAGATTCACGCTGGGCGGTTTCCGCAGCAGTATGCGCTGTAACTACAACTTCGCCTCTTTGCAACCCTTCGCGCTTGTTGCCTTGAACTCGCTGAATTCCAGGTTGAATGACTTGCGTAATTGTCCCTTCGCCGCGTAGCGTTCCTACTTCACCATTTGCAGCAGGCAACCACGAAACAACTTTATGTGCTACCAAATTATCATCTGTATCCTGTCCGGTAGGGTCATCAATTTCAATGCCACGCTGTTTCATCAACGCATCAAGTTTGGCGAGCATTCCTTCCACTGCGGCAAGCGTGTTGGCATCTAGGTTTTGACGATTATTGTCAAGACGATTGCGAAGCCGCCATGCCTGATTGGCAATTTCAACCTCGTTGTTAGCGTTGATTGCGTCGTTTAGGCGACGCACGGAATCCTTGATTCCGGCCACGGCCTTGGCAATAGGATTCGAACTTTCAAGTTTTTCGTTTGCAACCTTTGCGTTCTGTTCTTCGATGCGTGTCGATAGTTCGCCGAGAGCGGTTTGGAGTGGATTGGTTTCGGTGTCCGTAAGCGGAGCAACGGCCTGAGATGGCGCAACTGGTGCAGCCATACCTTCGCCGCGCACCCGCAACGGCACTCCACGCTCGCGCTGGTACTGCGCCGGCGTCATACCGGCTTCGGCCGCGTCAACGACCACCATCGCCTGACGCAACTTGGCAATCGTCCGCGCCTCAATGTCGGTGAACTTGCCGACCGCACGGACCTGCTCAAACGCCTCGTCCTCGACCTGCTGCGCCTCGGCGACGAACGCCGCGTCGGCTTCCTGCTTTGCTGCAAGGATCGTGCGCGCCTCCTCCACAACTGCCTGCCGCTCAGCCGCAAACGCCTGCGCTTCGGTGGCGCTCATGGCGTCCGGCGACAAACGCATGTGCGGCAGCAGCGCGTTCCCAAGTTTCGTGTTGGCGAGCCGAGCGCCAAACTGCGAGGTCGGGATGGTCACGTCGCCGCCCGTCTCCACAGCCCGTTCCAGACGTTCGCGGATGCCAGGGAGAAGTTCCTCGAGCTGCGCCGTCGTGGTGCCGCTCTGCGCGAGCACGTCACGGGCGGTGGCTGCGTCTATGTAGATCGTCTCTGCCGGCGTGTCCTGGGCCTGTGCGGCAAGGAAACGCTCGTATCCCTGCGGGTTGCGCTGGGCAAGTTTGCTTTCCTTGCGATTCTCGGCGAGACCGTTGAAGAAGTCCTGCTGCCGCTGCGTGGCGCTAGCGCGGCGCAGGTCCACGACGAGGTTCGCGCCGGGGCCGATGCCGCCGAGCAAAGCAGATGCCATGCCGCCGTAGGCAAACGCCTCAATGACGCGGCCCGTGGCATCGCGCAGGCTCGTCTCGCTATCAATCCCATCCGCCGCCTTGGCGATCTCCTCGGACGCGATGCCAACGATTTCCTGCAATCCTTCTTCAGCCGCTTCGCCACCGACCTGTAGGCCATATGACTTGCCGGCAGCGATGAGCGCCGAACGCATGGTCGGCTGCGCGATGGCCTTGGAAACCTCCTCGCGGATCACCTTGGACGCGAGCGCCTTGAACGGAGCGGACGCGATCTTCATGCCGACCACTTCGATCAGGCCGTTTAGGAAACCGCCAGCGATGGCTGCTGGGATAGCCGCGTCATCGGACACTCCCTGCTCGCGCATGTCGAGGTACAGGTTTCCGGCCTCCATCGTCCCTGTACCAGCCACAACACCTGCCGACGCGCCAAGTGCGCCACCAGCCACGGTGCCCGCCGGACCTGCCAAGCTGCCGAGCGCAGCGCCGCCAACGGTTGCCGTGCCGATAGTGCGGAGCTGGCTGACGTTCTGCGCGATCATCTCTGCCGCTGAACCAACCAGTCCCTGCTGGCCGAGCGCCTGCATGCGCTGCGTGAGTTCTTTGGCACGGTCGAAATCGCCAGGTTCAGCGAACCCGGCCATCGCCTTCGCACCGATATCGCCGCGCTCGGACACAATTGCCCCGCGCTCGTAACCCGCGCCGACCACACGGAACAATCCGCCCTGGGTCTGAAGCATCGCAGCCTCGAGCACCAGCGGTCGAAGCATGGACAGGACACCGACATCGTCGCTCGCCTGCGCGGCAAACTCACGGTCGGCGATGTATCTGGCAAGAACCGGGTCTTTCCGCAGGAGATCCATGCGCTCCGTGTCTTGGACCATCGCCTGCCGGCGCATTTCGGCCATGTTCCGCAGCGCGATGTCCTGCCCCACGCCGAACCGCTTGCCAAGAACATCGGCCTGCGCCGCCTCGTCGGGGTTCACCTCGGATGCAGCCATGAGCGAGGACGCCATGTCCTGCTTCCGCTGCGCGGCAATGTCCTGCACGGCGCGGTCAATATCCATGTCCACAGGTTCTGGCGCTGGCATCGGGATGCCAGACATGCCGGCGACCGCCTTCTCAATGGCGTCGAAACCGGGGTCCGTTGGATTCTGGGAAGGCGCGAAACGCGCCATCTGCTGGTTGATATCGGGTTCGATCATTGAGGCTTGCCTGCGCGGAGCCAAGCCTCCGCGATGTTGCGGATGTCAGTCGGGAGTCCGGAACGCTCAAGAGAATTTCTGATCTGCGTCATGCGTGCCGGCGGAATGTCGCGGAGCATAACGTCCTGCTTGTCAACGGTCACATACGCCTGCGCAAGTTCACCAGGTGCCATCGACGCGAACGGCACTTCGGGATCACGACCCCATCGGCTGACGAACACCTTGTCAAGGATGGCGCGGTCAATGATTTGCTGCTTCTCGTCGCGTGAGAGCTGGCGGCCAACGCGCTCCTGCTCAGCGTTGATGATCGTCGTGATGTTGTCTCGCATGTAGAGCGACTGCGCCGCAGCTTCCTTATCTCCGCGTGGAGGGTCAGCGAGCTTGGTGAAACCGTTCCGAGTCAACGTGGCCTTGAGTTGGTCAGCGTCGATGGTCGCGGCGACGATACGGTCCGGCTTGTTTCGCTCCGACATCAACCTGACGAAAGTCGCATGCGTCATCTTGTTGCGGTTGCGCTCAAGCCAGTCGCCCTCGGCGACAAGTGCCGGGTTACGTGCGACCTGCTCCATTACCGTCATCTCGTCCTGCTGCCGCTGGCCTGCCATGTACTTGGCTCGGTCAACGGGCCGGAGCCGGCCGAACTGATCTGCCGGCATATCGGCGAGGCTGTTCCCAGGCACGGCGAGGAACTGCTCCGTGTTGTCAATCAGCGTGCGGTATTCCTGCTCAATCAGGGCATCATCCTGCGCGAACTGCGTCCGCAATTCGGCCTGGACAAACTTGCGAGTCTGGTCATCCGCAATCTGATCAGTCAGAACCAACGCTTCGCGCAAGGTCGTCGGCGGTTCGACCGGGCCATCCTTCTGCTGCCAGTAGGTGTCCGGGTCGCTCTTGGACATCAGAAGCCCGGTATCCTTGATGCTCGCTGCCAGTTCGCCAACCACCGACCGCTGACGGTTTGCATCAACGGAATCAGTGAGCGCTTGGCGAGTCTTGCCGTCGAGGCTCTCCACGGTCGCGGAGTCGGACAGGAACTCGCTGGCACCCGCGTAGTTCTTCTCGGCCATCAGACCATTTACGATCCCGACCGCCATCCGGTCGTATACCTTCTGCTCGAGCTGCTTCATCTGCGCCGAGTCAGGCGCGTAGCCCATGAGCTGGCCGGCCTTGCGGATCTCATCGACGGCGGTATCGGCGTTGGCCGCATACTGAATCAGGCCGACCGGGCGACCCTCTGCATCCGTCAGCCCGCGCTGCGAGTACGCCTGGATGGCGTAGTCGGCGCTCAATTCGGCGCGGGCCGTGGCCTCATTCGTCTGGTAGACGCGAAGCTGCTGCACGCGGTGCTGGCCCATGCGGCTCTGGAAGATGCCCATGTTGCGCGCAAGGATCGGGGAGAGCATCCGACGCTGCACGTCGTTGTCGAGCATGCCCATCGCCGACTGCCCCGCCTGGGAGAGTTCGGCCTGCATGGCGTCGTAGTTCACCTCGGCATCCTTGCCGATCATGGACGAATACTTATCGGCCACCGCCTGCATGCCCCTGCCGGCCGCTACGTCGGCTTCCTTGGTCTTCGCCTCGTCGATACCGTCTTGGATCGCCGAACCGAGCCGGAACGCCGCCATGCCCGTCTGCGTGAGCTGCTGACCAAACCGTGCGACCTGCGGCGCTGCCAGGTTCTCAGCGGGGGCGATACCGGGGGCGGCGAAGTCGCCGATGTCGCCAGCCCCCTGCGGGGCGACCTGCGGGATGAAGCTAGTAGGTACGGTCGGCATGGGTCAGATCCTCTGCGTGGAGACGCCCTCAAGCAACTCCTCGATGCGGCGGTTGCGCGCCCAGGTGGTGGCGATGTCGGTCGCACTGCCAAGCAGGCTCGTGCCGGCAGCGAGGCCCGGATAGATCGTGTTGGCGGTGGACTGGAGGTTCTGCGCGGAAATGTCGGCCATCGTGGCGCCGACTCCGATGTTGAAGGCCCGCAACCTTGCGGCCTCCTGCTCGCGCACCGTGGACGCGTTGATGTTCAGGCGGTCGATTTCTTTGACGAGGTCCATGCTGCCGATGATTTCCTTGGCGCTGCCCACGCCCAGGACGGCACCGCGTGAAGCAAGTGCTGCCTGCGCGCTCGCACGCGCCTGCCCAGCACGCATGGAATACTGCCCGAACCGAGCCGCACCTTCGCGGCCAATCTGCACTGCCGTGAACTCAGCGGCACGCTGGTTGATCCGCCCCATCTCGGCAGCGAACCGTTGGTTCTGGGCCTGCATCTTGAGCTGGTTCTGCTGGCTTTGTGCCGCGTAGAACGCGCCAATGGCGCCAGTGATCGAACCAAAGACCCCCGCGACGGGGCCAGCAACCGTCATTGTCTGAGCAAATTGCGAGGCGAATGACGGGGCCATTGTTCCCGCGCCAATGGCGTAAGACTGCCCGGTCAGCAGCGTCGGCCCGGTCGGGCTAGTGGAGAATGGAACTTGTACGACTGCCATGTCAGCCTCCGATGCTCACTTCAAGGGTCAATCCGACGATGGTGAGAGGAAGTGGGTCAGACTGACGCACATAAATGCGCCCCGCCTGCTGCCACGTCGGCGTGAGCTTGACACTGATTTCGTCCGTCTTGAGCGCAGGCGGCGAACCGTATGGCTCCGTAGTGCGTTGCTTGGCCTCGACGAGGTTGTCAGCGTTCGGGCCGACGAAGATTCCGCTCGAGCGGTACACGCGCAGGAATGCCTCATTGACGTTCTTGGCGCGCCCCTGGCCGAACGCCTCCATCTGGAGTGCCATCGGGAGCGTCTCGAGATCGCTGACGTAGGGGAGGCCCACATGGACGACCGTGCTTGCACGCTGCAACGCAGCCACCCCGCCCGTCACCGTCACCTGCGGCATCACGGCACCGTCCGCAAGGATGCTGACGGTCTTGCCCTCAAGGTGCGTCAGGCCGCCCACCGTATCACGTGCGAACGACCATACGGCCGTCGCCACGCCACGCAGAGCCACGGGCAGCACGAGATCAGTCCGTGCCGTCGCCACCGTGGTGGAGGTCGTGGACAGGATCGTTAGGCGGTACGTGTTCCCGTTCGCGTCGGTCAGGACGATGGCGTCGCCCACGTCCGTGGTGGCAGGGAACTGGAAGATGGCACTGCTCGCCGTGATCGTCAGCACGTCGGCTGGCCCCCAGGTCGTGCCGCCCGTCACCGTGACCGTGGTCGCAGTCGTATTCGTGCCGTCGTAGGTTAGGCCGCAGTCAACGAAGAAGCAGTCTTCGATGTCGCCGATCTGCCGGCTAGCGAACCGTTCGACGTACCGCTTCGTCACCCCACCGATGGTGCGCTTGACCACCACGTACAGGCGGTCCTCGGCGCCCTCGGCGACCGCAGCGCAGCTCTCAAATGAGCCGTCCGTGACGTGCTGGTGCCACGCCCCGACCTGTTGTTCGGGGATGTATGTCAGGCCAAGCATGCTGCCAGTGCTTGAGATGAACCACAGCAACGGCTGCGGTGCCTTGCTGTAACACATGTCAGTGATGTCGAAGTTGTCGAACAGGTGCGTGGATCGCAGCGACAGGTCGCCAGTCACGAAACCGCTTGCCTGCCACGAATAGCCAAGCTCGCGCACGTGGCCGTCACGCGCAGAGCAGTACACCACCGTGTTGTTCACGATGGACGGCTGCACGTTGTTCGCACCGACATATGACTGCGGACGCACCGAGATGGTGGTCGGAGTGATCGTGTCGCTGTTGACCGGGCTGATGCGCCACTCGGCTGCGCTCGTAAGAGCAAGGAGCTGCGTCAGTGGGACGATGTGTCGGATCGTGTTGGCCTCGCGTGCTGCCACGCGAAATGCGATGCGGTCGGTGTCCTGAATCGGAATGTGGTACGAGATGTCGCTCTCAGTTCCCGTACGCGTCATCCACATCGTCTGCGGAGCGTTCGTTGTTCCGGCGAACACGCGTCGCTGCTCGAAATAACTGACCGCACCAGGGTAGTTCCCAGCCGATGCGAACACCGTGTCAATGATGGGCGGCGTGATGCCCATATCAGGACCGATATTGTTGTCCGTGAACGTGGTCAGATCCGTCTGCCCAATCAATCCGTACAGGCCGTTCTGGCGCTTGTAGATGTTGTAGCGAGCAGCGCCAGTGACCGATGACCAGGTGATCGTGTTGCTTGAACCAGCCGCATTCAGGTTGTTGTTCGCAGTAGCTGCCGAACTTGGTTCGCTTTCGTCAATACCGTTCGGAGCTACCGTTGTCACCACGTAATAGCTTGTGAAGTCAAGCGACTTGTCACCAAACTGGACATACCCGCCGGATGACCACGTTCCGTAGGTTGTCGTATCAAGTTCAATTCCGCTGCTGTATGTGCGGACGCGGAACTTGTCTCCGGCGCTTATGTGAGAAACGATGTAGTAGTCATTGGGAAACGGGTTCGTCCATGTTCCGCCGTCAAGATACACCGGATCGCCAACAGCAAGCCCATGCGGAGCTGAGGCGTGCGCGACACCTGGATTCGCACTCGTGAACCCGATGATGTTTAGTGCCTCTCCACGGTTAGCGGTAACACTCAACCCGGTAGGCGCCGTAACAGTTGAAGCGAACGAGATCGTGGTCAGTGTCCACGTCGTCGATCCAAGCCGGCGCAGCTCGCGTGGCGCGTAGCCTGGATGCACAAGCGTCAGCACGTCGGCCGACTGCACGTAGTGGATGTCGAACAGGTCAGCCTCGGCGTAGGGATTCGGGATCTCGTAGATCCCTGCCGGCAGCGGATACCAGTACGTCGCGTTCGGAGGCGTCTGATTGACTGCCTGGAGAATGCAGTAGTAGTTCACGCCTCCAGACGAGACGAGTGCTCCGACCGCATAGACCTGGTTGGATGTGATCGTTCCGCTGCCAGCAGTCGTGATGTCGATTGCAGACCCGGTCTCGGTCAGGGACAACTGGTAAGTATTTGCCGCAGCATTGATAACGTAGTACGTGGTAGCGGCTACAAGCGGTGCGGGCAACGTGGTTGTCGCCGACACCTGCACTGGCGTTCCGTTTGCGTATCCGTGCGCGTTGCTTGTAAACGTCTCCGTCCCGGTATTGACGGCAGTGATGGTCTTTGTCGTTGAATAAGCCGCTGGCGTACCAGGCCCGAGCGTCGCGCCCTGCGTGTGGAACCGGAAGTACCCCGCGCCAAGCTCGAGCACCAGCGTTTGCGTGGTGCTGAACGTGAACGGGATCAGACGCGTGCGCTTCGTGCTGTCCTTCACCTCGCGCACGAATGCAGTGCCTGGTCGGTTCTCTGCTGGCCCTTGCGGAAGCGCAATGAAGTTGAGCAACTTCGCTGCGCCAGTCTGGAACTTCACGTCATCAATCCGGCCCCACATTTCCGGCGACACTTCGCCGCCGGCAAATGACCGCGTGTAGGTTCGGGTAAGCGCCATGTCAGCGTCCAGAGATCCAGGAGGTGATGTGACCGGGCTTCACGTCGCGCTGGCTTGCGTCGGATGCGCGTGCCTGCCCGAGGTAGATGGCGACCATCTGCAGGCATCGCTGCCCCTGACGTGCGCCTTCTTCACCCTTGACGACCGGGCCGGCAAGGAACGACGCGAGCTGCCACGACAATGCAATGGTGAACAGCGGGTCGAACTTGGTCGGGTCGCTCACAAGCGCCTGATAGCGCAGGAGCGCGGTTTCCTGGTTCGTGTAGATGATCTTGTTCCCGAGCGTGTCCGTCTCGATCACGTATTCCTGCGGCACGTACACGCCGGCGGTCGTGATGGGCGGGTTCGTCCATCCGAAACCGTATCGGTCGGCGGGATACGCACGCACCGTGTAATCGTTCTCAGCCTCGGGCGGCAGCACGGCCACGGCGGTCATCATGTCGCCAGGGCATGCGTATGCGTATTTCCACATGGTGTACGGCATCGTCACCTGCGCGAGGCTGACGCGCCGCGATGCGAACGACCACGTATGCATCTGGAGAAGCATGTCACGTGCGACCGGGTAGAACCGGGCGCAGTGCTCTGCCTGTGATGATCCCTCCGGCGGATCAATGCTTGCGACGGTGGCGTCGTCGCCGAGGTGCGCGAGGGCGAGGTTGCAGATCTCAACGACCGAAGCCATGTAAGCCTCCCGTAGGAAGGGAGGGGCGCCGTGGTTTCCCGCCGACGCCCCTCCCTGTTCACTAACTCGTTACAAGCTCACTCCGATGCTTCGGTCACAGTGTTTCGAGGCTTCCGCACCTTGCGAGCGTGCTGATCTTCCTCTGGCCTCTGCTCGGGAACATCCAGGTATTCCAGATTTCCGTTGAACGGACCGTTGTACTGGAAAACATCGCCTTCGTTGCGATAGTGGTTGTCCACGAAGCAGACGACTTTTGCCTTGACCTTTGCCATCGAAGTCTCCTATCAGGTCACCGAGAAGCCGGAGGCGTAGAACTTGCGGCCGTCCTGGATGTCCATGACGACGTAAGCGCACACGCTGCCGGTGGTCGGGGTGCTTCCGACCGTGGTGTACCGAGCGCCGATGTACCGCTGTCCGGTAGACAGGAGCTGCGGATTGAAACGCACAGAGAACTGCGCGTTTGCGGTAAGGCTTGCCTGCGGAACGGGTCCAGAGGAACCGATCACAGTGACGCCGGTCGAAAGAGCAGCGTTCGTTGCGCCAATGATCTCGAACGTCAGCGAGGTCAGGGTGTTGTATGCCGCAACGCACGTGAAGTTCATAAACAGATCCTCGCCTTCGCCGATGTCACGGGCGACCGAAAGGTCAATCGTGTCGGTCGAAAGAACGGGAGTACCGGAAACAGGAAGCGCCGCCTGTCCGGTGGCAACACCAGTCGCAGGGACGGTTCCAGACACAACGAGGAGATTATCAAGAATCATGGTGAGTTCCTTCTTTCTTGTTGATGGGAGCTATTAGCTCACCACGGCTTCGGTGTTGATGATCGCGTCAACCTTGCGGCACGGAACGCCCTGGAAAGTCAGCCAGCTGTACGGCGTGCCGAACTGCGAAAGACCGTCGTTGACCTTCAGGACTGCCTGGCTCTTATCGAGCGCAGCAATCGCAAGGCCGCTGTGGACGGTACGGTTCATGTAGAACGCGGCGCGACCCATTGCCATGTTCGGGATGCGATACAGAGCACGGCTCATCATCTTGATGATGGCAGTGGATGCGGTCGAGGCCTGGGTGACGTTCTGAGCCATCAGGTCGGTCGTGTTGATGTTGCAGATTCGCACGACGTAGCGCCAGTCCTTCACGACCAGACCGTTCTTCCACTGGTAACGGGTGGCGTAAGCCTGAAGACGGTTGTTGCCGTCATACACGGTCTGCTCGCCAAGATCCTCGTGCATGAGGCCAGCGGTCGAACCCTTCGGGAAAGGGCAGTAGACGGTGTTGTCACCCCAAACAACCAGGTAGATCGAGGTGTTCACGGTCGCATCAGAACCACCCGCAGACAGGATGTTCTGCGAGTTGTTCGGAGAACCAGCACCAATGTCAGAGTAACGCGGCGCGAGGCCGAGGAACTGCTTCGGATCGGTGGCGGGGTTGCCGTAGAACAGCGTGGTCGCCTGCGTCTGGTTCATGGCCTCGAGGAAGGCCACGTCTTCGGACAGACGGAACTGCGCGGTGTTGCCGTTCAGCATGGCGAGATCCTTATCGACCTCGCTGCGAGCCTCAAGGATGCCGCAGGCTTCATCGACCTGGGCAGTCGTGCTCTTGCTGTTCGGGATGCCCTGGTTGAGGGCGCGCCAGTACACGGCCGGCAGACCAGTACGGATGACAACGCGGTCGCCCGTGGGGAGGTTGCCTTCCTTGAAGACGCAGTCCTCGAGGATCTCGTTGGTCTGGGACAGGAGTTCCGCGACGACCGGAACGCGGCCCTCGGGATCGGTGCGCTTCGCCCAATCGGCGAGCGTCAGGTTGTTGGTGGACAGAGTTGCCATGACTGTTTCCCTTTCGTGGGTTTAGGTGCTGGAGGAGTACATCGCGTCGGCGAGGTCATTGAACGAGCGTGGTCCGGCCGACTTGGCCTCGCCCTTGGTGCCCGTTACCATGCTGTCCTCGCTGATCGCCTTCCCGGCGCGGAACATGAACCGGATCACTTCCGGGTGGTTCCCGAGGCCGGACTCGTTGAGCAGGCTGCGGAGTTCGGCAGTACCGAACGCATCGAGCGCCTTCTTCGCCACGGACAGGTTCGCCGACAGACGCTCGCCGCCAAACTCCTTGTCGGCCTTGCTGCTGTCGGACCATCCGTTGCGAACTGCCTCGATCTGCGCCGCCTGACGTTCAGCCAACTTGGGGCCAACTGCATCAAGGACGCGCTGCGCGGCTTCCTGCGACAGGTTCAGTTCCTTCGCCACCTTTGAGTATTCAGCAATGACCTCGGAGTCGAATGATTGACCCTCCGGTGCCTTGAACTCGTAGGTTTCCGGCGCGGTCGGCTTGGCGTCGGCGGGTGCCTCAGCGGCCTTTGCGTCGTTGGCTTCAGGAACCTTGCCGGCAGCGGCCGCATCTGCGGCTTGCTGGCCCTGGGTCGTGGTCGCCTTCTGCTCGCCACCGTACAGCTTCTCGGCCGTCGCCGAAATGCTTGCGGTAGCACTAGATGCGGGAGCGG